AATAGTTTATATATATTAAGTTTTCAAATAACAACAGGCTTTTAAAAACGCTAATTTTCAAGCCCGCTATTATAATATAACTATTGTAAAGATAATACAAGCGAGTTTTTTTATTATATTTATAAATAAATATAACTTTTTTTATATATAACAGCCCCGCCCCGCTTGTTAATGTATAAAATATAATAATTTTATTTTTTCTTATTACATACCAACGGCAACGGCAACGGCTTATATGTTAGTTAGATGTAATATATAAATAATAGTAATAATATATAGTTAGTAGTTAATAGATATAAAAAGCGCTGTTATAACTTAATAATATATGGTTAGCGTTTTTAGATGTTTAGAGGCTGTTAAAAAGTCGAGCCTATCGCCCAACCTTGAAAAATAAGGGGGCGAGGTTGTGGCTGTTGGGTTTGTGGTGGTTTCTATATATAAAATCTTAATTTTTTGTATAAAGTGGCTAAAAACGGCTAAAAATAACAAAAAATATATATTTATATATATAATTGCGGTTTTTTGGGGGGTATGGGGTATATGAAAACCCCCTAAAATTAGGTCGGGGTCGGTCTCAAAATTACCCAAAAGGTCAAAAAGACCTTTATTTTTATACAAATACCCTGTTGACAAGGTTTATGTTTTTATGCTATATTATTAGCGACGAAAGTCATAGGAGGGCTAGACTATGAAAGCGATTGGGTATATTAGGGTTTCCACAATGGAACAACTCGACAAGTTCGGGGTTGATGTGCAAAAAGAGGCGATTGCGAAATATGCGCAAGAACACGGATACGAAATCGAGCGTTTTCTTGTGGATAGCGTTTCGGGCGTTTTGGAAGAGCGCAGGCAGTGGAATGTGATTATGCAGGAGAGCATTATTACGAACCCACCATACGAGGCGATTATTACTTTCAAGAGCGACAGGGTGGCGAGGGACATCAAACTTTACTACTACTATTTTTACCAACTCGAAAAAAGGAATATCAAACTCATTTCCGTTCAAGAAGATTTCGAGGCGATGGGAGAGTTCGGCGATGTGATTAGAACAATGATGTTGTTCGTAGCCGAGCAAGAGCGCAAGAACATTAAAATTAGGACGAGTGCGGGGCGTGGCACGAAAGCGAGCATTGGCGGTTTTGCGGGTGGTCGTGTGCCATACGGATACACCAATGTTAAGAGCGAACTATGGATAGTTCCCGAAGAGGCGGAAGTGGTGCGCTTGATTTTCGATTTAAGAGACAAAGGTTTATCTATGGATAAGATTGCGACGGAACTCAATACCCGTGGTTGTCAAACGAAAAATGGTGGGGCTTGGTATGCGTCAACCATCAAGGCGATTTTAGCGAACAAAAAACTTTATCAAGGCTATTACCGCTACGGCAACCAAAAGGAATGGGTCAAAGGCAAACAAAAACCAATCTTGGAATAATTATTTTTTTAGGGCTAGGTGTTTAGAAATATGGAACAAAGTTTAACATTTTATGACAAGGTTTATCCTCTCTATCTCGCTGATGGAATGAAAGAGCAGGTTGTCAAGAGTTTCCCAATTCTCGAAGAGTTGGAGGGCTTCATCGCATTTGGAACTTGCGATTTTAATTTTATGGGTCGCCGTTATGGCAATTACATCGCTTTTGCTAACGCTCTTTATAGAGAAATGGGCGGAATGAAACTTGCGAACCACGGAATTGATATGAGCAAGGTAGCAGTTGCCGAACCAATCAAATTAAAAAACTCTATGCCGATATTCAAGGAATACAAAGCCACTGAAAGTTTTAAGAAAAATATCCATCACAAGTTAAAGTTATACAACGATAGAGTGGTTTTGACCGCTGATGAGTTGGTTAAAATTATTTCCGTGTGCCAAGAGGCGGTGGAGAAAAATCAACTTGCGATTGCTGACCTATTCAATCTTGCTGAATTGCCATTACCAAATATGAGTTTAATTATAGGCTCAAGAACCTATAATTTCGCCACAAATGCGAGGGAAAAAACCATCACTTTTGAGCATTATTTGTTTGATAATTTCCTTTGCCGTGTGGAATTAAAGCCAAATCTCTATTTAGAGAACGGAGAAGTTGGAACTAATGTGAGAGTTAAGTTCGTTTCCCCTGTTATTACCGATAAAGATATGGAATATAGCGAGTTTCAAACAATGTTTCTCGCCATCAACTATTTCATCAAACATATTCCGTCAACTTACCACGAAACCAAGAAAAAAGTGGAAGAAACCATCGAAGTTGGCAAGGGACGCAACCGAAAATACAAGAGAGTGGTGCATTTAGAGAGAACTTTCGACTTTGAGGACTTGGATAAAATCTCTAAAACCCACCTCAAACACATCTTTACTTGTCTATGTTGGGGTGTTAGAGGACATCTTCGCCACTATAAAAATGGAAAAACCATCTTTATTCAGCCATTTAAGAAAGGCAAAGAGAGAAATAATATGAACGCTTACAGCGGAAAGGAATACACACTATGAAGCAAATTAACTACACAAAAGAGCAAGAGTTGGTTCTCGAGATATTAAAACCACTCGAAGACATCGCACACGGAGACCCCTATAATTCCGTTGCTACACAATTACCGACAAACATCTTCCTCGTGATGTTAAAACTTTTGTTGGAATACCTGTCTATATTAGAGACGATATTGATAAGACACAATTTATTATTGAGGCAAGATAATGAACGCTGATGAGTTTCAAACCCTTGAAGAATACATAAAAGAGATGGACGACAGCAGTAAACTCAATATCTCGTTCAATGGCTGTGATTATTACCGCTATCGAGTGGCGAGGTTGAGAAAAAGAGCCATAAGAAATTACTTGGTTGTTGGTATAAATAAAAAGTTTATAACAATAATGTCTAGGCGGAGAGTTGAAAATGCTGTTGTATAATAATTATAGGTGTGCGATTGGGCATACATCTTTCGTGAAAGCAAATGGGCTTCTATTTATTTTTGATGGAGGTCTTTTTTGATGGCAGGTTATTTCTCAAAATTAAGAGATTATGCTTATAGAAATATAAACAATCAAGAAGTCGTTATAGACCTATTAAAAATCACAAGCAAAACAATTAACGAAGATAAAACGCTTGGACTTAACTATTGCAAGCAATTAAAAACATTGCTTTGGGAAAGGCTTAATAAGCGTGTAGATATAAAAGAGAATTACAAACTAATACATAAAGTTCTTATTTTAGAGAGTAGATATTCTTTAGATAGTTATTTAACTGCGCTTGAATGGAATAGACCGATTAAAGAGCGTTTTTGGCAACCACGAAGAAAGATACTACTTCCTGTTATTCACGACCTAGAAGACCTCTTAATTAACGATAAATTAGACGAATACTTCATAAGTCAACCACCAAGAACGGGAAAATCAACACTTGTTCTATTTGTTTTGTCTTGGCAAGTAGGTATGAACCCCGAATTAGCAAACCTTTATGTATCTAATAGTGGAACTCTTTGTAATGCTTTCTATCAAGGCTTAAAAGAAATTATTACTGACACTTCCACTTATTGTTGGAAAGAGATTTTTCCTAATGTTGCATTTGACGCAAACTCGTTCCTTAACGCAAAAGAAACTTGGTTAGAAGTTGGTCGTATCAAAAGATACCATTCACTCACTTGTCGTTCAATTGACGCTTCATTAAATGGTGCTTGCGACTGCAACGGCGTGCTTATCAGCGATGACTTGGTTAGTGGTATTGAAGAGGCTCTAAACCCCGAGAGAATGACTAGCGTTTGGTCTAAAGTAGATAACAATATGCTTACTCGTGCCAAAGAAACAGCAAAAATCTTATGGATAGGCACGAGATGGTCGGTTAAAGACCCCATTGGTGTTCGTATTGAAATGCTACAAAACGACCCCAAGTTTGCTTCTTTACGCTATAAAATTAGAAATCTACCTGCCCTTAACGAGAATGATGAAAGCAATTTCGATTACGATTACGGCGTTGGTTTCTCTACTGATTATTACAAGAGAAGAAGAGCGAGTTTTGAAAATGTTGGAGACATCGCTTCTTGGGAAGCGCAATATCAAGGTGCGCCAATCGAGAGAAGTGGTATGGTCTTTGCACCCGAGAGCCTTACTTACTATGATGAACTACCAAAGGACGCAAACGGACAAACCTTACCACCCGAGAGGATATATGCTTGTTGCGATGTGGCTTTCAATGGTAGTGACTTCCTATCAATGCCTATTGGCTTTCAATATGGGGACATCATTTATATTGAAGATTGGGTGTTTGATAACGGAAACAAGGCAAAAACACAGCCTAAAGTCTTACAGCGTTTGATGATGAATAAGGTCGCCTCTTGTTATTTCGAGGCAAACAATGGTGGCGAGTTCTATGCCGATGAGATTAAAAAGGCTCTTGGCGAATTAAAATACATTATGAACACAATTAGCAAGTATGCGCCTAATACAATCAGCAAAAATGACCGCATTTTTAGGTGTTCTACGGATATTATTTCTAACTTTAGATTTAAGAGTTCGGCTAGGAGAAATACAGAGTATTCTATGGCTATGAGGCAAATGTTCTCATTCACAATTCTAGGTAAGAAACAACACGAAGACGCTTGTGATAGTTTGGCTATGATGTCGATGGCTCGTGCTATCTTGTTCAAAGGGGCAAGTTTTGAAATAATCAATCGCCCTATATAATTAAATGTGATATTTAAGCATATAAAAGGTGGGTTAAGCCCATCTTTTTTAATTAAAATTACCTCGTAAAGGTATCATTATGTTATTAACAGGAAGACAAAAAATAATTGTTCCATATCAACAAATTGACAAAACAAATATCGCAACAATTCTTCAATTAGCACTTCCTATTCATATTATCAATGTTGGCGATATGAACTACCTTTTTAATTATCACAAAGGTATTCAACCTGTTTTACAACGCAAAAAAGAAGTGAGGGCGGAAATCAATAACAAAATCGTCGTTAACATTGCCCAAGAAATAACCTCTTTTAAGACAGGATATTTGCTTTGGAAACCTATCCAATATATTCAAAGAAAAGACGATGTTAATAAAGTATGGGTGGAAGAGTTGGGCGACTATGTTGTTCTCGACAGCAAAGACAGCAAGGATAAGAAACTTGCAAACGATATGTCTATTTGTGGTTTGGGAGAGTTGTTTGTAAGACCAAACAAAAAATACTTCTTATCACAAGAATATGCCCCATACGAAACAATCGTAATTGACCCAAGAATGGCGTTTGCTATTTATTCAAGCGTTGTTGGAAATAAGAAAATTGGTGGTGTAGTTCTTGACTACAAGAGAGATGAACAAGGCGAAATCGTGTGGACTTGCCAAGTTTACACTGAAACCGAGTATTTCGTTATCAAGAGCAGTGATTATGTAATTGCCGAACACAAGAAAAACGAATTAGGTATTATTCCACTCGTTGAATATCCACTTAATGAAGATAGAATTGGCGATTTTGAACCCGTTTTAGACCTTATGAATGCCGTCTCGCTAACACTCTCAAATCAGTTAGATGGTGTCGAGCAGTTCATTCAAGCCCTAATGGTATTCAAGAATGTTGATATTGATGACGCTAACTTCAAGAAACTTAAAGAAATGGGTGCTATCAAAATTAAAGATAACACCGATGGCACAAAGACCATTGAAGCAAATGTAAGTTATTTGAACCAAGAACTCAATCAAACTCAAGTCAATGGTTTGGTTAAGGTAATGCTTCAATTCATTCGTGAAATCGTAGGTATGCCTGCACAAGCGGACGGAACTACTAATGATGGGTCTAATAATGGCGCACAGGTTCTCAAAGGCGGTTGGTATTCAGCCGAAGCAAGAACATCAAATACTGAAATGATGTTCAAGAGAAGCGAAAAAGAAACTCTCGAAATCGTTTTAGAGATTTGCAACATTTTGACACTCGGCGAGTTTAACCTCAAAGTCAGCGATTTAGATATTAAGTTTACTCGTAGAAACTATGAAGACTTACTCGCAAAGGCTCAAGTGTTGGTGCAGTTATTAAGCACGAACTTCGTCCACCCAAGAATTGCGTTTGCAGTTTGCGGACTATTCACTGACCCCGACCAAGCGTATGAGGACAGCAAACAATACTTCGATGATTTAAGAAAAATGAAAGCGGAAGACGCTATGAAACTTGCAAGAACTCAAGAGGGAGAAAAAGCAAATGAAACTAACGCCTAACGAAATCGAAACGATTACAAGTCGCTTGAACCACGGGGTTGAATGCGAAATGAAATATGTAAACGGCAAAGTGGTCGTTTGCAAAACCAAGAGACAAGTATTAGTGAAAGACATTGAATTGTCCCTTGAACAAATTAGAAAGATTTTACAAGAGAACCCATCTTCAAAACTTGAGTTCAAATTAGAAAACAGCAAAGTGGTGGCGGTTCTTGTAAGTCGAAAACCAATCTAGGTAATTAGGGTTTATCCCTTAAATACAAGTGGAGAGAAACACTATAAACACGCAACTAAAGTGAGAGAACACTTACCCAAAAAACGCAAGGAGGAAGAGAAATGGCTCTTTCAAAAGAAACATTGGCAATGCTCGGTTTGAGCGAAGACGCAACCGAGGAACAAATTAGCGCAAAAGTTGCCGAATTAAATAGCGCAAAAACTAAAGCCGAGGGCGAGAGAGATAACTTCAAACGCTCATTCGACAAAACCTCAAGTGAATTATCAACCTTAAAAAAGGAAAAAATGACCGAAGAGGAAAAGAAACAAGCCGAGTTAGACGATATTAAAGCCCAACTCGCAGAAGCACAAAAGCAAAACAAACTCACTGAAACTGAAAAGCAGTATATGAGCGTGGGAATGGACGCTGAAAGTGCTAAACAAATGGCTCAAGCCGTTCTCGATGGCGACCTATCAGCACAGGGAAAGATTATGAAGAGTTATACCGATGGTTTGGTAGCAAAGGCAAAAGCCGACGCTCTTAAACAACAACCTGACCCAAATGCAGGAAACGGAAACGGAACGGACAAAACCAAATATACACCCGAGAACTTCAAGAAAGGTCTAATCTCTATGGAGGAATTAAATGACCTCAAAGCGAAAGACCCCGAAACTTATAACAAAGTAATTGGCATTAAGTAATCGAAGTTCTCCCACTCAAACATATTAGGAGGAAAAGATTATGAAAGTGTTTGATTTGAAAAATTGGAATGGCGAGGTATTTCTTGCTTATACAAGAGCCGTCGCTGACCCTGTTAAGACTTCTTTAATTGAAGCAGGCGTTTTCTACGAAGATGAAGAAATCGCTATGAAGTTCCCTGCCCAAGTTGGCGGAAACTATGCCATTAGACCAATCACAGGTCTCTTAAGCGGAGACGCTATTGATTTAGATGGCGCAACAAATATCGACGAGGGTTCATTACCAACATACTCACAAGGTATCGTTTGTATGGAAATGGGCAAGTCCTTTACTGAAAAAGACTTCACATTCTCTCGCACAGGCAAAGACTTTATGTTTGAAGTTGCCGAACAATTAGCCAAGTATTGGCAAAAACAAGACCAAAAGAAATTACTCTCTATCTTAAAGGGTATTTTCGCAAGTGCATTAGCGGGTAGCGTTATTACCAAAACCGCCGTTGCTTCTACCGACATCATCGACGCAGTTCGTGGTATTGGCGGAGACAATGCTGACTTATTCAAAGTTGTCTTTATGCACAGCGTGGTCGCAAAAGAATTAGAAAAGACCGAAAAATTAACTTATGCGTTATATAACGACGCTAATGGTATGCAAAGACAATCTAACATTGCTTATTGGAATGGTAGATTAGTTATCGTCAACGACCAATGCCCTGTTGTTGATAATGGCGATAACCCATACACATACCGCCCCTACTTCTTGGGCGAAAGGGC